GAAGCTGGCGCACTGGCAGGTTGAATCGGCCCGACAAATCACGTAACACCTGCAAGGCCGTTGCGCCGCGCTCATACGCAACGGAAACCTTGGTATCGCGGTATTCAAGCAAGCCGTCCTGCATCTCCACCCGCGTTACCCAGTCAGGGCCTTCGCGTGTCGTCAGGCTGCGGCTGATTGTGCCCGTGAAGATCGTTGCTGCGCCTATGTCCTCGGCGTATCCGGCTTTCAGGACGATAATATTGCCAATCACAGCAAGCAGCGCCTGTGTGTCTTTCGATGCGTTATAAACGGACAGGGAACAGTTGTTAGGCGTTGCCGTTGCGCCTTTCTGGATGCTGAAAGCCATCCGCAAAGATGTTATCTCGCGCCCCTTGCCGCCAGAATGCCCAACCGTCAGCGATGCAACGCGATCATAAAGCATCTACTGATCCCACTCGGATGATCCAGAATCCCACACGGACAATCCACTATCCCAGATTGTGCCAAGCGGAACAGATGCCGTTGCAATGGTCACGGGTTGCACTGCCGGGGTTGCATCGAACTCATAATAATAAAGCCCATGCGTCGTCCCCATGTCTTCATAGACTGGCCGGGCAGTGGTTCCGTTTTCCTGAATGAAAAACAGTTCGCCGGGCGGAAGTAAGGTGCTTTTGAATCGTGAAGTCAGGCCAAAGTTTTTTACCATCTTGACGTTTGTCAGAATGGGTTCATCGTCTGCCGTGTTCAAAGACAGTGACCAATAACCGAAACGATCATTCCAGACCACCCGGATGATATACGGGTTGCCGCTCAGTTCCACGCTTAGGCGCTGGTCTGATGTATCCGGTGTCAGGGGAATGAGAAATGTTGCGGCCATTTGATCACTTACTGAAATAGTCTTTGATGGACAGTATCACACTTTGCGCTTCTTTCTTAATTTCTGCTTGCAGTTCCTGCGCCTGTTTTTTGCCGTTTTCTTTGGCGGGTTCCGTTTTGCGTGCGGTTGATCCTTTTGCGCCGCCAACCTTGGCCGCTTTCGTCGGATTAATCCCTACAGGCACGTCCACAACCTGCGTTGCCACCTTGCGGATATTGATAAACTCGGCGTTGAACTCTATCGCTTCACCCTGCGCGGCATTGCGCGGGATGGTGACAGATGTCAGCACCATGTTATCATAGTTCTTGAACTTGGTGTAAACTGTCATCGACTCTCGCAGCTTGATAAGCCGATAGAGAAAATCAAAGACTGGCTGTGTCCGGGTTTCCAGTGGTGTGACGTTGAACAGCCCGCTCAGGTTTGAACTGGTGTAAATCGGCGCATCCGTCACCACACCAGTGATCCGCAGACGGTCTGGCATTTCAATGACGTGATCCGTCACAGGTGCGCCAGTCTCGACAGGATTCATTGTAGCATCGGCTTGCCACTCGTGCGATTCATCAAGCGTGGCGTCAAGCTCAATGTTGCCGTAAAGGTTGCCGAAAGACGTTTGGAAGCGCTGCCCGCCAAAGAACAAACCGATCATTTGCCACCTGCCACGTTTGTGATGTAGCGAGACAAAGCATCCCCGGCAATCGTGGCGATTGATTGCGCCTGTGATTCAGGGGTTCCGGGTGGAACATCCACGTTAATTGTCACTTGAACATTGCTCGCAGCGGCCCTTCGCGCCAGCCATGACATCACTTGCGCTTGCTCAACAACGTTTGGATCAATGGCTCTTGGGGAACTAAAATTCCCGCCGCCAACCTCATCAAGGCCAAGTGTGCGGGCAATATACAATTTTCCTGCTTGAATGCGTCCAACTGTTTTTGAAGAAAGTTCATCAAGAAAATTAAGAGCATCCTTTAAACTATTAACAAGTCCATCAATAATTTTAGCAGTCGCAGACGCTTGCCCGTTTATAAAACGAAAAACATCTTCAATCACAAGTGCTGCCGCCACAACAGCAACAGCCATCCCGATCCATTTCAAGCGCAACAAAAATGTTTTTTTATCAAGATCAATCAGGCTTTTAAGAATTTTTCCGGTAATAATTGTGGCAATCAAACTTCCAGTGAAGCTTACGACATTACCAAATCCACCGAAAACATCCTTGACCTTGTAAATTCCGGCCTCAATCAGATCAAAGCCATTCACAATGGTTTGAGCAATCCGCGTCACCGCCATGCTTTCGCGGTTCATGCGGTCAATCATGGCGGTGAAATCATTCCGCACAATCTGCGTTGCGCCGCCAATGGTGAGCGGGATAGAAAGCATCTGCTTTCTGATTTCCGGGGCCATTTTCTTGAACGCAAGGGCAAGGTCTTTTGCTACAAGCTCGCCATTTGCCGACATGTCATAAAGAGCGCCAACGGTAATCTTGGCGTTCCCGGTGACATCTTGAAGCGCCACAACCATCTTCTCTTTAAAGTCAATGGAAAGGTTTTCCATAAAAGAGCGAAATTCGTCGCCGTCCAGTTTGCCTTTTTGAAATGCTTGCGAAAGCTGCAAGGTGACGGATGCGGCTTCTTCAACTGTTGCGCCATTAATTGCCAGCGCCTGTGAAATGGCGTCTGTAACTTCAAGGACTTCTTCTTGCGTTTTAAGATAGTTTTTTGTTGCCCCGGCAAGACGGACGTATAAAGTACCGTACGCATTGATTGACATTCTGGCGAAGTTCGCACGTTCTGCCAGTTCATCGAACGCCGCGCCAGCGTCTCCAATGGTTTGCGGAACCATTGCAAGGCGAGCGCGAAGGTTTTGAGCGGCATCAGCAACGCGGGCAAGAGAAGAAGCAGAAGCAAAAGAAAGATAAGCCTGCAACATCAGGCCGATATTTGACGTTGCGCCCTTAGCAGCTTCTGAAACTTCATTTGTGCGGTTTTTAATGTTATTGACCGCATCCTCACCGCGTTTCAAAGCGGCAGCATCGACAGAAAACCCCAGTTTTGTGATAAGTTCGCGGATGATCATTTCAGAGACTCATGGTATTCTGCTTCAACATCCGCTTGCATATCAAGAAGCGCATTCAGCTTGTGAATGTCCTCAATCGTAGCGGTTCCGTCCTTCACGTCGCGTAACGTCACCTTCCCGGCCAGTATCGGACGCCATATCCACAATTCGCTTTCAACGTCAGGCGATAGTTCGCCAGCGTTTATTGCGGGGTTGTTTTTCCTCCGACGAGGCTTCCAAAGCGGCTCGCCAGAGATTTTATAAAAGGGCCGAATTGATGCTTCCCCACAAGGAAGATCAACTCATAGAAGTCAAAAAGCGTTTCAGCGGTAAAACACAGATCGACATCCACACCGCTTTTGATTGCCCGCTTGTTTTCAACGGAATAAACCCGCGCTTCCGCAAACATCGGAAGCACAACGTCATCAATCAGTTTTTCGTCCAGATGTTCAGCAAGCAGAACAGCCGCTTCCTTGACATCCATATCGCCCAGAGAACCGTGCTGCGATACCAAAGCGCCAAAGACAGGCACAAGCACCTTCTGGAGCCTCAGAAACAGCTTATTGGCGGCAAATGCGTTCATGCGAACGCAAGTGAACTCACGATTGCCAACGATAAAGGTTTCTTGCGTTGCCATTAGCTATTCCCACCATGGAACATCCGCAGATCAGCAGCGGTAAACACCCACACCCGTTCCGAAACTTCCTTGCCGAAAGTGGCTTCTGGAATGGTCTTGATCCAGCACTGCGTTGCAGCAGCCAGCGAACGCCCGGACAAGTCCACAACAGTGATAGGAACAACGCCCTGCCCACCGTTTGCCAGATCATCAATATTGACAAGGGCAGACAGCAGATCGTTTGCGGCGCTGGTTTGCAGCAATCGGAACTCAAACTCGCCCATGCGGTTTGAATTGCGGGCGCGGGCAACACCGCCGTCAGTGCCGACGCGGGTTGTGTAATAGTCCTCGCTCGCCCGCGCAATGATTGCGTCACCGTCAGAAAATGCCGTGACGATGACAGGGCCGACGGTCACAATCACTTGTGACGGATCGTAGGAACCGGAAAGGGTGGCGGCCATTGTTTACCTCTTAGAGTTCGTATGCGAGAGCGCCAGTGATTTCGACCACATGGATCGCACCAGCAAGGCGGGCTGTGAATGACAGATCAAGAATGCGGCTGGCCTTAACTTCGGAAGACAGATCGGCAGCGCGGGGATAAGTGATAATAAAGCCCGGCACAGTTTCACCGACGCTGTTCAATTCATCCGGCGCAATCCCGTTGACGTTCTGGCCCTCTTGCAGCGAACGACGCAGGTTGTTGACGCAAAGCGCAATCCCTTGATCCGTGTAGGGCACTTTGTCACGGTTAATCAGCATTTGCACCATCGAAACCTGAATGGTGTCTTTAAGCCAATCACGGAAGCGGATCACATCAATCCATTCACCAGCGGCAACCTTGCCGGGGTTGGTACGCGCAACGCTTTCCTGATAATACTCAAAAGTGTTTCCGCCCTTGTTAAAGATCGTTTGGCGGTTGGTGGCCGTGATCTTTGGCGCGGTGATGCTGGCAAGTTCTTTAAGTGCCCACGTTTCAGCGCCCGGCTGAATCGTGAACACCCGCGCGGCCCAAGC